TGGCCTCCCTCAAGTCACCCCAGAGGACGTTTCGGGACCTCTCGTCGGTGTGCCAACCCACCTTGTTGCCGTCGTCCCTATGATAGAGGTGCCGGTATCTCATGGCCTGGGCCGTCCTGATGGCTAATATCCCCCATTCGTTGTCTTCGATCGCCCAGATGGGGTTTCTGTAGCGTTCCAGCAGTTCCATGCTTGCTATCGCAAGCTGATCTGGCGGTACGGTGTTCGTTTTTATGTCCGCTACAACCGCTCCGGTGTTCATATGCATGATAACGGTCACGCCGTCGTCACCGTTACCGCCGACACCGTGCGAAGGGTCGGTCCCGGCCATATACCGCTGGTTGGGAAGTGCGATGAAGTCCTGATAGATGTTGGCCGTAGTCACACCAACCGGTATTTGCATGACGGGTGGCTTCACCTGCCCCTGTAAAGCGGTCAGTCTGGTCAGGTTGAAGGCCGCGATACCCGCCGCCGGCGCGAAAGCCTCGGCTTCGGTCTCGGAATGCTCCTTCTGGAAGAGCGCCTGGTCCACATACTCCGCTTTTGTCTTCTGATACCACGCGTCGTCCCGGTCCGGCCTCGCCCTCCACCCGAAATAAAGCTTTGTGAAACCATTCACAGGCGCTAATTTGTAAAGATCTTGAAAAAGACTCCGTGCTTTCTGTGGATTAACGGTACTGGTCAGCACCAGATACCCGTCATTGTCGTCAAGACCCGGCTTCACCGCGTTATAAGCCGCGTCCAGGTACTCATGGAAGTCAGCCTCGTCCATGACAACGAGCGTCGGGTTCAACCCACGACCCGCAGACTCGGTACTTGGAAGCGTGAGTATCCTCCCACCGTTAGCAAAACTCATCTGCTCCCTGTTATTCGGGAACTCCGTACCCTCACCGAGCGGTTCCTGTAACCCCACCGGGAGGTTCTTGTAGGTGTTCCTGCTCTTAGCCAAGAACTCCCACGCGTCCCGCTCCCCCTTACTGAAATAAAGCACCAAAGCCTGGGGCGTGAACATCGCGTGCCACAGACCAAAAGCCGACAAATCAGTCGTGATACCGATCTGCCGGCTCTTCGCCAATAC